GGTTTATTAGTGGGGTTTAGCTATTTTCCAAAACAAGATACTTCTGATTATACTGAATTAAATATTTATTTATTAATTATTGTTTTACATTTTAAATTTTATTAAATGCCGATACCAAGTAAAAGAGCAAACGAAAAGCAAAGTCAGTTTATGATTCGTTGTGTACCTCAACTTATGAGATATCACGATAAGTCACAAGCTATTGCTATATGTTATAGAACTTTTCAAGGTAAAATGATAAATTTAGAAACATACAATGATTATCCTAAAAGCGTTTCTAATAATGCTAAAAAAGTATTAAGATGGCGAGATAAATATGGAGATGAAGTTACTGGAATGACAAGAGTAGGATGGGTTCGTGCTAATCAATTAGCAAAAAAAGAAAATATAAGTAGAGAAACTATTGCTAGAATGGCATCATTTAAAAGACATCAACAAAATGCAGATGTTAATCCTGAGTTTGAAGATACACCTTGGAAAGATAAAGGTTATGTTTCTTGGTTAGGATGGGGTGGAACAAGTGGAATAAATTGGGCAATAAAAAAACTAAAACAAATCGACAAAAAATGATACAGGATTATAAAACAATAGCTATAAACTTAGGTAGTTTTGGAATATCACTAACTAATATAGATATGATGCTAAAAATTATGCTACTTAGCGTAACGATAGGATATACAGTACAAAAGTGGTATTTAATGAATAAAAATAAAAAGAAATGAAACCGAAAAAGAAGTTTTCAGAAACTAAAGTAGGTAAATTTCTTAAAGATAATACTTCACATATAATAGATATTTTTGGTAGCTTAACTCCTACTGGAAGCGTTTTAAACGCTGTTAAGAAACTTATAGTGAAAGATGAAGTGTTAACCCCTGTTGAGAAAGAAACCTCGTTAAAGCTCTTAGAAATGGATATTGCAGAAATGCAAGAAGTAAGTAAAAGATGGAGTTCTGATATGATTTCAGACAGTTGGTTGTCAAAAAACGTAAGACCATTGACTTTAATATTTTTTTCATTATCTTATGTAATTGGATGGTATTTAGAATATCCATTAGACAGTATTACAGGTCTTTTATCGTTAATTATTGGTGCATATTTTGGTTCAAGAGGTTTTGAGAAGGTTATGGGTAATAATAGACATAAATAAATTTTTACTATATTTGTTAAACAGTCGCAAATCTGTATAAGTTGCTAAACTTCAGGTAAACACTCCAGTTGGTTCGTGTAAATCTTTTTAATTAGATTTGTTTTCTTTTTTTTGAGGGCTTTTTTTTCTTTTTTTTTAGTATATTTAGTAGATATGCTATATACACAAGAATTAATAGATAAAATATATAACTTAAAAAATATATCTAATAAAGAAAAGATAGATAGATTATTAGAAATAGATGCAATTCAATATACAAATTGTGGTTTAGAAACTACAAAATTAGATAAATTAATAGTTAAAAAGAATAGTAAATATATCTACAAAATAATTAAAAAGATAGATAACAACTTAGGTATTACACTATTACAACCTATAGATAAATAATGGCTAAAAAACTTACTAGAAGTAAATTAGTAAAAAAATTAGATAGTATATTTAGTCAATATATAAGACTTAAAAACTCTGTAGATGAAATAAGCACTTGTTTTACTTGTGGTAAAAAAGACCATTGGAAAAAATTACAAAACGGACATTTTCAAAGTCGTAAACACTATTCAACTAGATGGGATGAAATAAATTGTCAAGTACAATGTGCAGGATGCAATGTGTTTAAGTATGGTGAGCAGTATGTATTTGGTGCTAAATTAGACCAAAAGTTTGGACAAGGAACTTCACGTAGATTACATATAAAAGCTAAAAAAATAATAAAACTAGCTGATTTTGAGTTAGAAGAATTAATTATTAAGTACAAAAAGTTTGTAGATTTAATGTATTAACGTATATTCGTAATCTGTTTTGTTTTGTCTTTAGTGAAAAGAGGGGTTAATTAATTTTAATCCTTTTTTTTTGTTATAATTTGTTTTTATATACATTTTTGTTTATATTTATAAAATATTAATAATTAAAAACAAAGACAATGAAAACAAAAACAGAAAAACAAAAATTACCAAAGTGGTTTAAAGGAGCACACTATTCTGAAGGTGGAGAAATAACAAACAAGTTTAGTGGTGCAAGTTATTATTTAAACGCTTCAGAACTAAGTATGTATGACTTTATAATGGGTTCTCAGTATATGATTGAAATGCGAGGTGGTTTATTTAATCCATCTACTATAAATCTTCAGAAAGAAATGTCTAAAGGTTTAAGTTGGTTTAGAGAAAACAATGGTAAAGCTTATATGGTATTATTAGACTAAAAAAAAAAAAATGAAAACACAAAAAGACGACATTCTAAAAGAAATTGAAAAAAATGAGGTAATGATGGGTCACGCTAAAATGATGGGTGACAAAACTAATCACAAAAAATTTAAAACTAAAATTGAGTGGTTAAAATCCTCTTTAACTCATATGACATAATGGTAACAAATTATTCTCATCAAACAAAAGATACTTTAATTCTTGAGTATCAATATAAAGTTGAAGCTTTACAAAGTAAAATAGAATTCTTAGAAGCAATAATAGAAGTTGCAAAACAAACAAAATAAATTATGAAAGACAATATATATAAAAAACTATATCAATTACAAATGGAAATAGGAGCTATTAGTAAAGATGCTAAAAATCCTTTTTATAAATCTAAATACTTTGATGTAAATTCACTTATAAAACAATTACATCCTTTATTAATTAAATATAATTTGGTGTTAGTACAACCTATTACAGATGGTTATGTTAGAAGTGTATTAGTAGATTTAGAGGGTGGGTCAATAGAATCTGCTTTATTATTACCTAATAATTTAGATGCACAAAAAATTGGTAGTGCTATAACTTATTATCGTAGATATACATTACAATCTCTGTTAGCTTTACAGGCTGTTGATGATGATGGAAACCTAGCAGTAGCAACTCCAAAATTAGCTAAATTACATTTAAACACACCTGAATTTAAAAATGCACAAAAGGCATTGATGGATGGCAAATCAATACAAGATATTAAAAATCATTATATTGTTAGTCAAGAAATATTAACTGAACTTTTAAACTTTAAAATAAATAAATAAATTATGGGAGCATTAATAACAACAAGTATTAGAGTAGATAAACTACCTAAAGAAAAATTCGTAAAAGGAAAAGATGGAGCAGTCTATTATAACTTTACAATATCAATTTCTGATGAAACAAGATATGGTAATAATGTAGCTTTAATGGATAGTAGAACACAAGAAGAACGTGAAGCTAAAAAACCAGTTGACTATTTAGGTAACGGAAAAGTAGTATGGATAAAAGATGTAAATCCTAGTGGTGTAGGTAATATTAGACTAGCAGAAAAAGAAGAGAAGCTAGACATTATTTCTGGAACAGAATCAGCACACGTAGTTGAAAAATCTGATTTACCATTTTAAGATAAATGTAAAGTACCAGTAGAGGAAAAGATATAGACGTATATCATAATATTAATTACATTTTAAATTAGGAGGATTAAAAGTCCTCCTTTTTTTTATCTATATTTATTGAATGACACAAAAACAGACTGAACACGAAATGCTAATGCAATTTATTGAAGAAGATTGCTATGTAAACACAAATGATAGAATTGAATACCCACCAGTAGCGTTATCGTATGGTGAAAAATTAATAAAAACAAAACAAGGAGATTCATTATTACCTATTCCACTTGGAACTTATGGTAATTTAAGTTGTGTATCTGCACCTCCTAAAACTAAAAAAACCTTTTTTATTTCTTTATTAGCATCAGTATATTTAAGCAATGGTAATGTATATGGTGGTCAAATAAAAGGTCATAGAGGTAATGGCCATTTAGTACATTTTGATACTGAACAAGGACTTTGGCATTGTCAAAAAGTATTTAAAAGAGTTCACGATATGAATTTTAATATTAATACTGAAGTTTACCATACGTTTGGGCTTCGTACAATAGGTTATAAGCACCGAACAGATTTTATTGAATATTACCTATCACAAAAAATAAATGAGCCATCTCTTGTAATTATAGATGGAATTGCCGACCTTGTAAGTGATGTAAACTCTTTGCAAGAATCAAACGATTGCGTACAAAAGCTAATGAAATGGTCAGCAAAGTATAATTGTCATATTATAAATGTTATACATCAAAATTTTGGAACAGCTAAAATGACTGGTCATTTAGGGTCAATGTTAGAAAAGAAATGTGAAACACATATAGAGTTAGAAGCTAATACTGTAAATAAAGATTGGGTAACAGTCAAATGTAAACGCAGTAGAGGATATGCTTTTGATACTTTTAGTTTTGAAGTAAATGAATTAGGTATTCCAATGGTAGTAAATAATTTATACGACCCCTTGAGTTAATATGGTTCAACAAACTATGGTTTTAATATTTCAAAAACACAATACGTGGGTTGATATTGTATCAACTTTTGGATGTGATAAAAACCTAGCTGAGGATATAGTAATGGAAATGTACATAAAAATACAACTTAAATTAGAAGTTGGATTAGATATAATGTACGAAGATGAAATTAATTACTATTATATATTTAAAACATTAAAATCTTTATTTCTTGATTTAATGAGAAAAAAAAAGGGCATTACTATTATTCATTTAGATAACTTAAAATTTAAGGATAATAGAGAAACAGGTAGAAAAGAAGCAAGATATACAATATTTGATAAATATTATTCATTTGATATTGAAAGCGATATTGATATAAAAGAATCTTATGATTTAGTTAAGAAAGAGTTAAATAATATGTTTTGGTATGATAGAAAAGTTTTTGAGATTATAAATGGTGGTGAAAGTATAGCTGAATTTTCTAGGAAATCATATATCAAATATTTTTCACTTTATAATACTTATAAAAAAGTAAAAGAAAAACTTAGAAAGTTAATAATATGAAAGTCTGTAATAAATGTTTAACTGAAAAAAATAAAGATGAGTTTACACGTAATAGAAATATATGTAAAGTATGTAAAACAATATATTGGAAAGAAAATCCACAATATCAACAAGAACAAAATTTAAAACGCAAATTAAAATATGCAAATGATGAAGTTTATAGAAAAAAAATGATATATAGACAACATTTATCTAATGGTTGGGTATATCGTAATGTTTGGCATAAAAAAATGCAAATATTAAAAATATTAAGTGTTCCAAATAAAGAGTTTTTTATAGAATATATAGTAAACCATTTTACTGAAGGAATGACTTTAGATAACTTTGGAAACAAAAAAAATAATTGGCAATTTGACCATATTATACCATTAAATACTGCAAAAACTATTGAAGAGGTAGAAAAACTATTCCATTTTAGTAATATACAGCCATTATGGAAAAGAGATAATAATAATAAAAGATTTAAAATAGATTAAAAATGAAACTAGGAGATTTAATATATTACATAACAAAATATACTGGCATTAAATATGTGGTTGATACCTATCACGCATTTAGAGGTACAAAATGTGAATGTGATAATAGAAGAAAAAAATTAAATAAATTAAAAATTAAACGATGGTAAAATTTGCAGAATATGACTTTAAACTATGGGAAGAATTTAGAAGGGGAAAATCAGACACAATCTTACCAACAGAATTTCGTATGGTATGCCTCTTGCACTCACAATATTATAAACACTCATACTATGAACCTTGTACCTGTGACCCCAAAACTATAAATAAGTGGATTAAAGATTTAAATGTAATCTGGGATAATGGAAAAAATTAAAGCTTGGGAACAAGCAGTAATATTTTTATTAAACTTAGATGGTTGGAATTTAACTTGGACTGGAGATGGATATGAGCATTATGATGCTATAGGAACAACACCCAAAGGTTTTCAATGTGTAATTGAAATGAAATTTAGAAATCAGTATTATCAAGATAAGATGCTTGAAAAATATAAGTATGATTCATTAATGTTATTACCTAAAAATATTGTTAAACTTTATTTTGTTAATGACCCAAAAGGTAATTTTATGTATTATTTAAATACTTTAAAAATGCCAAATTCTTTATTTATTAAATGTCCTGATACTACAATGTGGACTAAGAAAAAAGTAGATAAACAAATTTACTTATTAAAAGAAAATCAAGCCAGTAGAATAAATATTAACCTAGTTAAATAAAGTTCTATACATATTTTGTCAGTAAGTTTATTTTGTTTATCTTTATAAGGTAGATGGAAATAACCATTTATCATAAACAAAACAAAATGACAAATATAATTAAAAGTAGTAAAGCAATTTCCAAGTATGTATTAACAGTTTATAACAACATTGGCTATGAAAACATATGGCGTGGAGATGATTTAAGTGAGGGTATACATTACAGAGATATCGCAATTAAACATTGGGGCAAAAACGCTGTAGCGTTACTTCCAGCCGAATAACATTACAATAATTAAAAAATGGGGGTGTAAAAACCCCTTTTAAAAACAAAACAAAATGAATGTAGCACAATTTAAAATAAACGGTAGATTTAAATTATCATTATCAGATTTAGGTAAAGACTATAAAGGTTTCGATGCAATGTTAATAGATACAAAATCCAATAATAAATTAGCATCCCATCAAGGTGACGGAACAAGATTAATGTTATACTCATTAAAAGGTTTTACTTGGAGCGTTTGGAATGTTACTGATTTAGAAATAATAATTAAAGAAGCTAAATTAAAAGCTAATAAAATTATTAAAAACGAATTAATAAAAGCAAACAAAGATTTATTTATTTAAAAAACAATTAAAACAAAACAATGACATCATTATCATTAACAAAATCAGAGTTAGTTATTTTACAAGATTTAGTATCTAACGAAAAAACTAAATTATATAATGAAATACAAACCAAAGAATTAAAAATTATAACTAATTTAAATTTAAGGTTAAAAGATGAGTTATATAAATATCCTTATAAATCACAACAATTAGATATATTAAATAAAAACAAACTATGAAAGATAAAAAAAACAGACAGTATAGGTCAAGACAAGGTCGTTCAGATAATCAATACAGTAAATCAATGATGGTTTTAATGACAGCATATTTAGGAATAATAATTATAATAGCAATAACATCAATATAATGGGAACATCAAAAGACAATTTAATTCATAGAATTGAAGAATTAGAACAAGAAATTAAAGACAGTAAAAAAAACAATGTAAGTTATATACACGAAACAAGCCATTTGTATTGTAGCGATGGAGAAATGCACATCCAATATGGAGATTTTAAAAATGATAATTGGGTGGTATATAATACAGACCAGTTATTTAAAGACTTACCTTTTATTATTAATCAAGTTATTAAAGAAAACAAAAAAATGCAGAAAATGTATTTAAATGATATTGTAACAGAATTAAAAGAAATTGACTATACTATTTTACAGGACGATGATGTTGAATATGATGAACAGTTAAAAAATGACCCAAGTGAAATATAACTCAGACTTTAAATATGACTTAGACTTAGGTCAGTTAGGTGAAAAACTAACAGTAGATATATTAAGTAATAAAAAAGTAGAAGTTAAAACAGATTATAAAGCTACAGATACTGGAAATCTATTTATTGAATATTTTAGTAGAGGTAAAGATAGTGGTATAGCAATATCAAAATCAGACTTTTATTGTTTTGTAATTTCAAATGAAAATATAATATTTATAGAAACTAAAAAGTTAAAAAACTTATGCAGAAAATATCTTAACACTAGTCGAGATGTTTTAGGTGGAGATAATAATTCTAGTGCAGGAATTTTATTACCTTTAATTGAATTAATTAAATAAATTATAATATGAACAAAACACATCCTTTTGAAAATGAAATTTTTGAAGCCTTTAGAGTTAAAGAAAAAAAGATAATGGAAGCTATTATTTTTTTAAAGTTAAATGGGTATAAAGTTTATGAAGAAAAAAAATGATACTATTAATTGATGCAGATAGTTTAATATTTGCAAGTTGTTACAGACATAGAGAAAAACCTACTGATGATAAATATTTTGATACTTTAGAAGATTGCGTTGCTAAATTTGATGAGCAATTTATGAAAATTGTAAATGATTTAGAAGAAAAATACGAAATTGACAAAGTCATAACATTTAACGGTAGCAAAGGTAATTTTAGAAAATTAATAACTAAGAAATACAAAGCTAATCGTAAAAAACAAGAATTACCTCCATTATTACACGATATGCATCAGTATGTAAAAGATGAATATAATAGTATTTATGGTTTTGGTATTGAAACTGATGATTTAGTAGCTAGATATTGGTATAAACTTTCTAATGAATTTGGTAGAGATAGTGTAATGATTGTAAGTATTGATAAAGACTATAAACAATTCCCTTGTTTAATGTATAACTATCACTATAAACACAAAGTCATACTTGACATATCAGAACAAGAAGCATTATATAACTTTTACGAACAGATGATTGTAGGTGATACAGCAGATAATGTAAATTACTTTAAAGGTAAAGGAAAATCATTTGCTAAGAAATATTTTGTAGATTGCAATTCTAAATACAAATACACTAAAAGACTATATAAATTGTTTCAAGATAAATACAAAGGTAAAGCAAAACAGAAATACATAGAATGTTATAACCTTTTAAAATTAAGAACAAATTAATGGAAAATTTAAAACCTGAAGAAATTGCTAATAAAATTATTGAAATATCTGGTATTGATATTTTTAAAAATAGCAGAGTTAGAAAATATGTAGCTCATAGGTCATTATTAACACACTTATTAAGAAATAAGTTATTAATGAGATGGGAACATATTGCTTTATTCTTTACTAAAAAAGGTAAGCCAATGCTACACTCTAATGCTATATATTTAAATAATCAATATGAAGCATATAAAAAACAATATGTAAATATTGAAGAGTTAGAACAAATGTTTACTTTCAAAAGTAATTTAAATTATGAAGAAATAGATAGAGTGCATTACTTAGAAAACAAATGTATTAAGTTAGAAGAAAAAAATAATCAATTAAATGATTTATTAAACCAACCTATGTATAAAGTTATACAAGACGTACCCAAATCTCACATTGAAGAATTAGGTAAAAAACTTGTATTATGGGAAAAAGCATTAGAATGGAAAAAAGAACTAATATAAATACGTTATATAACTATGATACAGAAAGTTAAGATTGCCACAATAAAGTCAAATACACAGAATCCTAGAGTTATTAAAGATTATAAATACAAGAAGTTAGTTAAGTCTATTCAGTCTTTTCCTGAGATGCTTCAGCTTAGACCTATTGTAGTTAATAAAGATATGGTTGTTCTAGGAGGTAATATGAGATTAAAGGCTTGTGAAGAAGCAGGGTTAAAAGAAGTGCCAATTATTAAAGCAGATAATCTTACAGAAGCTAAACAAAAAGAGTTTGTAATAAAAGACAATTTAAATTATGGAGAGTGGGATTGGGATATGTTAGCAAACGAATTTGACTTGATGGATTTAGATACTTATGGTTTAGATTTAAACCCTACTTTATTTAATAACGAAGATGAGGATAGTATTGATGGAGTAACTGATGATAAGTTTAATGATTATACTATATATTTTACTAATGAACAAGAGTTGGATATTTGGTATGCTTTTATGAAAAAGATAAGAAACAACTTTAGTGAACACGATAATGTTTCAGCAAGAATATTAAGATATATAGCAGAAGTATATGAAGATAACAATATGACAGATAGTAAAAGAATACTTAAACTTATAGAATTTGATGTAGATGGCGACTCTTAAAGATTTAATTTACGAAGATAGAAATGTATATGAAGCAGCATTAGATAGAATAGACAAAATTTACAATTCACACGATGAAGTTTGGGTAAGTTTCTCAGGTGGTAAAGATAGTTTATGTATGTTAAAGCTAGTTGAAGAATACTTTGATAAGAACAATTACACAGAAAAAATTAATGTTGTCTTTAGAGATGAAGAAGTCATTAATACAATGGTTAGAGAATTCGTCTTAACTTTTGTAGATAATCCTAAATACAATTTTAGATATTATACAACACAATTAGAAAGTGAAATATATATTTTAGGTAAGAAAAAAGAATACATACAATGGGATGAAAATAGAAAATGGATAGTTGATAAACCTGAATGTGGTATAACTGAAAAAGGTATTTATAATCAATGGAAATTTGATAAGGTTTTATATGAAAAAAAGAATAAACGAGTTTGTAGTATGACTGGAATACGTGCTGATGAAAGCCTAATTAGATTTTCAGGAATTACAAATAGTAAGGTTTGTCATTTAACTAAGAATCCCTATTTAAAAAATGCTACATTAGGAAAGCCAATATATGATTGGAAAGAAAAAGATATATTTAAATACTTTTACGATAATAATATAGAGTATTGTAGTGTCTATGATATGCAAGTATTTAATAAAGATAGCTTAAGAGTTGCTACAGTATTACACGCAGAAGCAGCTAAAAACCTACATAAAGTTAAAACGCTAGACCCAGTATTATATAATCAAGTACTAGATGTTTTTCCAGAAGTTGAAGTACAGGCTAGATATTATAAAGATGCAATAAAAGGTAACACTCCAAAGATTGCATTTTTTTATAAGGATAAATGTGGTGGTGATTATTGGGATGCTATAAGTTTATATATTAAAGAAACAATAACAGACAAGATACAATACAATACTGCATTTAAAAGAGTAATGACAGTAAGAAGAGCTAGAAGAAACAATGTCAGAAACGATAATGTTTTTGGTGGTTATCCTGCTTTATATGTATTTGGTAAAATTATTGGTGGTGCTTACAAGCGAGAGATACAACCAACAGGTGAACAAAAAAAGTTATATTTTGAATTTGAAGATTTGTCGATTAGAACATAGTTTTGTATATCTTGCTTTTGCTAAACATCTAAGAAAAGAAAGAGTTGCTATAAAAAAAGATGATATTAAAACACAATACATTGGATATAAAGATGTGTCTAATATAGTTGGAGTTGTTGGGTTTCAAGAATTAGCAGAGAATCACATTAGGTTTAAAACTGATTACGTTTATAAAAAATATAGGGGTAAAAAAATATACTCCACCTTGTGGAAAGCTCGTATGAGCCTTATCTTTATGAATAAGAAAATAGAGAAAATCTCTGCATTTTGTACAAAGATGAGCTTACCAAAGTATTTAAAAGAAGGTTTCATAGTACAAAAGATAAACACAAACGGTATAACTTACGTAACAAAACAACTATGAGAACTTACAAAAACTGGACTGGAAAATTTAGATTAGAATCTTTAAAGCTCACAAACAAAGCTAAAGCTCAAGGATGGATTCCTGAACCTAAAGAATGTAGAAGATGTAAACAAAACAAAGGAATTATTCATTTACACAATGAGGATTATGATGTTACATATTACACATTAAGAGAAGTATTTGACAGATTTCCTATATCAATTACAGCTAAAGAGATTGAAGCAGTTAATCTAGTGTTAGAACCACTTTGTTGGAGATGTCATATGATGCACCATAGTATTAGAAGAAACAAAAACGCAGTAACACAATACTTTAAAGAAATAAAAGATGGAAAACAATATCCACCTATTTTTAAACACGATTTTACAATACTAAAAAGAGACCATAATGTATAAAGAAGAACCTATATCAAGAGTTGAATGGATTAACGTAGATGAGTTAAACGCTAATGAATACAATCCTAATGTAGTATTAAACAAAGAGCTAAAGCTTTTAGAGTTAAGTATTATGACTAATGGATGGATTCAACCAGTATTAATTAATAGAGATAAAAGCATAATTGATGGATTTCATAGAACCTTTTTATGTAAATCTAGTAAAGCAATACGTGAGAAATATAAAAATACCGTACCTTGTGTAGTAATGGACTTAACAGAGCCTGAAAGAATGTTGTTGACTATAAGGATAAATAGAGCAAAAGGTAATCATATAGCTATTAAGATGCACGACATCATTAAAACGCTTATTGATAAGTATGGAGTTACAAAAGAACACATTATAAAATCTATTGGTAGTACAAAAGCTGAGGTAGATTTATTATACAAAGATGGTGTATTTGATGCACTAAATATTAAAGAACATAAATATAGTCAAGCGTGGAAAAGTCCAAAATCAAAGTAGAAAAAAAACAACAAAAACAACACATAAAAAAAGAAGCGTTTTTAGAAGCGTTAGAGAAGTCAATGGGTATAGTGTCTCAAGCTACAAAAAAGTGTGGTATAGATAGGACTACTCCATACAGATGGATGAAAGAAGATAAAGTATTTGATGAGAAAGTTACAGAGATACAAAATGTAGTAGGTGATTTTGCTGAAGGTAAACTTTATGAGTTAGTAAACAATGGAGTGCCAAGTGCTGTTATTTTCTTATGTAAAACTAAGTTTAAAAACAGAGGATATGTTGAACGAAGTGAGATTACAGGAATGGATGGTAAGAATCTTGATATAAATATAGAAGTTGTCTATCCAGTTAAAAACGACTAAGGTATTTGAACACTTAGATACAAGTGTCAAACGTATAATTGTAGAGCAAGGTGGTACTCGTTCTGGTAAAACCTACAACATACTCATTTGGATAATCTTCAAGTATTGTATGTTAAACAATAACAAGATTGTTACCATATGTAGAAAACACGGACCAAGTTTAAGAGGTTCGAGTATGAGAGATTTCTTTGAGTTATTACAAACCCATAATTTATATAGTGAAGAACGCCATAGTAAAAGTCTTAATGAATATAGACTTAACAATAACCTAGTTGAGTTTGTATCATTAGATGAACCACAAAAGATAAGAGGTAGAAAACGAGATTTACTATTTATCAATGAGGGTAATGAATTAACTTATGAGGATTTCTTTCAATTAAACATAAGAACAACAGACAGAATAATTATAGATTATAATCCATCAGATGAATATCATTGGATATATGATGAAATAATAGAACGTGATGATTGTGATTTTTATATAACTACATACCTTGATAATCCTTTTTTAGACTCTGCTCTTATAAATGAAATTGAACGCCTTAAACATACTGATGAGCTTTATTGGCAGATATATGGATTAGGACAAAAAGGTAGTTCTCAGTCTATAATATTTACACATCATTTATGTGATACAGTTCCTGAAGATGCTAACTTTATTTCATTTGGTTTAGATTATGGTTATACTAATGACCCAACTGCATTAGTTGGAATATGGGTTCAAGATAATAACCTTTATATTAAAGAGTACATATATCAGACTATGATGACTGGTAAAGATATTCACTATAAATTTCAGGATATAGGAATTAACAAGGAAATGATTTGGGGTGATTCAGCAGAACCTAGATTAAATGATGAACTTAGACGAATGGGTTGGAATGTAAAAGGCAGCATAAAAGGTAGAGATAGTGTGAACGCAGG